TGTATTTTTTTGTATAAAATACGATGACGGTGACAAACATTGTTATAAATAGTGGTATAAGTTTTACTACTTCTATGGCTTCCTGTAGCCAATCCATATGTATGTATCACCTCCTCTATTAATATTATAGTATCATATAATATATTTTACGTCAATACGATTGTTTGTAATAGTTTAAATATATTTAATATTAGTATAATGTTGGTGAGTTGGGTTGAATTTGTTTGTTGGTGAGTATGCAATGCACATAGTATACTTATTATACATTTATGTTTAGTATGTATGGGAAGTCTTTCGCCAAAATTTTCCTGTTACAATATCGATTATTAATGACCAATTGGCGCATTGTGTCACACGCAATAAAATTTAAAAATAATATACTTTATATTAATAAGACCCTTACTAATAGTGTATAACTTACCTTCCTTTTATTACTCCCTTGATACCTTAACATATATAGGCACTAATAGCACCATAGAGGGGATGGTTAACATTGCAAAAGTGACTTTTTGCCGCGAAATCCAGTAGAGCACTTCCACCCCCACACCCCAAAAATATTACCAACGATTTCCAAATTATCACCATTTCACCCTCATCCTCAATCGTAATCGCATCGTACAAATCCCCATATATCAACATTTTCAACACACCTCTCTCACCTAAAATTCCCACATATCCCTCCAATATCCCCCTCTAACCCTTGCTACATCAATGTTTCTACGATTTTTACCCTAAATACAGCACTATATTCACTCATCTCACTTGCACAAAACCCTTGCCATATCAACATTTTTACTTACAATAAAAGGTGTATCCTGGTCAATTTACGATTAACCAAAAATACACCTTCGATTACATACCGATATCAAAATGGATGTTCCTTATCCTGATTTTTATTTTTTATGCCCTTTCTCATTCTTTTTTTATTTCCATCATGCCTATTTTCAAAGGAGTCTTTACCATCTTTAGGGAACGGGATTGTGCGGTATCTGTTTTTATCTCTTTCATTGGTGTTTTCCCCTTTTGAACCAGTTAATTTAAAAAGTCTTTTTTGAGACAGTAGCTCATTTATATTTTTTCTTAATGTATCTTCTCCAACATTCAATAGCTTAGCAAATTCTTTTTCAGATATCCATCTCCCATAAAGCCCATTCTCCATGTATTTAACATTATCAAATCTTTTAACAGCCATAATAATATAAAAGTGATATATATTATTTGCACTATAAAAATTATTATAGCTTATAAGCTCATACCCAGATTCTTCATTAATCTTTTCAAAGGTGATATGTATCAATATATCTTTCCCGTTTTTTTTATTTAAGGCAGCTTCATCAATATCAAAATTAATTACACCCTTTTCCCTTAATGTAAGAAGGGTTTCTTTGATCCGGGATCTATTTATACCTGGCCTGGAATTATGGAGTTTAATTGGTATTGCCTGATGTATTAATTCAATGGAGATAAGTAATTTGTATTCGTGATTTCTTTTCGTGTATAGAAAGCAAAAAAGATACAGTTCATTTGGAGTCAACTGATACGGACTATATAGTTCTGTGAATACATCATATATGTATATTTTATCTTTTATTCCATTCACCTACTTTCTTGTATGATTACGTGTCTTGATTACATGTGTTTGCTTTATGTATAGATGTTATCTTTGTATAGATGTAATCACTGTATATACCTCCCTGATTTTTGTACTTTGAAATGACAAAAAATCGCCTACCCTAGGATAATTTTTGTACTTTGAAATGACAACTTTTCGCCTAGGGTAGGCTAAAAATTGCATCTTGAAATGACAAAAAATCGCCTACCTAGTATTATAAATAGATATTCATCAATGTCAATTATATTTTATTTTAGTATTATGTCTCCCATTAACAATTTCTTGCGCTTCTCTTTTCAGTCTTAGCCCAAGTCCATTCTTCTGCTTTTTAACGAGTTGCAGTAGCTCTTCATGAGACAATTGATCAAATATATCATCATCTATCTTCTCAAATGCTGCCATACCCACTATATTGACTTGTTTTTTCATGTAATGTTTATATGCTGTAGCTGGAGAACTCCAATTCCCCTGTGCTGTTACTACTGCCATATCTCCTCCAGAGACTTCATAGGCATAATCCGTAGCACCCTTCCTAATACTGTGAAAAGTTATTTTTCTTCTTGGATCAAAACCTGCGATTTTGAAAAGTCGCTTCATCATTTCGTTAGCACCTTTTGTATCCATTGTGAAAATTCTATCATCTTTGCGTTTTCTTGGATCTTTTTCCCTGGCTAGAAGCATAGCATTATAAACATCTGCATGAATTTCTTTATATATTTCTTTGCCTTTATCCAGAAAATCAGGATTAATAATATATTTATCTGGATCGTTTTCACATGGTCTTATGTGCTTATACTCCAATTTTACTAACGCCCCTATTCTTATCGATGTTGCAAAAGCTGTCAATATAAGGGCATATTTCATGTATCGATTATGAGTCTCATAGTGCAATGCTAAATCAGCCAATAAAAATGCTTCTTCCTTAGTTAGCCCTCCAGTTCTTTGGCTGTCATCAGGTAAATCTTTTACAGAAACCGCATATGGGTTAACATCTAACTCATTTTGTTTGAAGAATTTATATAAACTTTTGATCGCATTAAATTTTCCGTTTGTGGTAGAGTTTTTATAACGCTTAGATAGGTAGTTTTGATAATCCAACACTTCTGCGTTAACTACTTTAATATCCTCAAGAGTTAAATTTTCAATTTCTTTATTTCTCACATACAAAAAGAAATCTTCAATGTCTTTTTTATACTTTCTATAAGTATGCTCACTACTGTTTGCAGCACTTTGTAAAAAGATCATAATTAAATTATAAACATTATTATTGGTGAATCTTGTAACATTGGCATTCGTGAATTGTACCTGCACTAGACATCTCTCCTTTGTATTTAATTCCAATATATTTGAAGTATATAGTGACTAATTACTGATGTCAATTAAATTTATATAATTTATATATTTTATATTGTTAAATTTATGTATCTATAGTATAATTAGCATTGAAAACAACTATTGTTTTCAAAATTTAATACACAAGGGGGATCAAATTGTAGCTAAATGGATGATAATCAACAGCATGGCATATACAGCCTTATTAATAAAATAAATAATAAATGTTTCATCAATTCTACCACTAACATACATAATTTTCAAAAGTATCTTTACAAAAAACTAAATAAAAATAAACATAGTAATCTAAGATTGCAAGATGCCTGGAGTACATATGAAGAATCAAATTTTGAAATTAAAATTTTAGAATTAGTTGAAGACCCTTCTACTCTTAGCAATAGAAAAAAACACTGGATTCAAGAATACAGAAGTAATGAAATTGAATATGGATACAATCTTGAAACAGTTAAACGACCTTGGCAAGAAAAAAGAGATGAATGGCTAAAGCAAAAAACTTGGAATGTGACTGGATCAGTAAGAGATGTTTTAAAATCAATTATTAAGCAGCTAGATTACAATATTGAATTTGCAGATGATCGAAAGAAGCACTTAGAAAAACTTTTAGATGAAAAGAACATGAATTGGCTTATTGATTATATTAGCTCTCCTCTCTTTTGTAAAAAACAGTTAAAAACTAAAGTTAATAAATTGGCTGAGAATGATTTCTCACTAATTGGTCTTAGTGTGCTGGTTGATTATATGGTATTCCCAAAATACAAAAATAAAAAACAAAAACAACGCTATGAAGTAAGACTGAAAAACTCCAAAGTGGATATGAATCATCTAAGAGGAAAAGAAATCTTATTTGGAGAAAAGGAAGAAATTAAAAATATGATTTTAGATACTGAACCTTCTAACCCAAATGTAAAAAAATCAAAAAACCAAAAATTGTATAAGGTTGAAAGTAAGCCCAAGATTACTAAAGAAGACTTAAATAGATTTCCAGAGATTAAAGAAGTGTATAATATTATCCTCTATCTAAAAAATATGCTTGGCATTGGGAAAGAGAAAACTGAGAAAAAAAGACTGCAAAATATTATTAAAGAGAAATATGGGACTTATCAGTTAAAACTTATGAATAAACTATACCGCGATCTATCTGCTGAAATTCTTGTCATGAAAGAAAAACTTTCTGGTACTATTAGATTTAAAAAATTAAATCAGGGATCAACCAATTTCAATTATGACACTGATACTGGCTATTTTAATGACAACCAAGATTATATCTTAGTGTCAGAGAACAAAATTGATTTCTCTAAAGAAAAACATATTCTAGAGTTACTAAATTTCTATAGTCAATTAAAGAAGAGAGTTTATGAACATCCAGATAGCGACCTATGGGCAATAATGTTTGACTTAGATGAGTTAATTGAAAAAACCAAATTTGAAGATTATATGAAAGATATTTTAATTATGAAGATTGATGGATATGAAGCTAAAGAGATTATAGAAGAAATTGAGACGAAGTATAAGATTGTACTTACTGAGAAGCGAGTTTCAGAAATACATAACAATATTATTCCCAAGATGATTGTTGATACATATTTACAAGATCGAGAAGATTGGATTTATACATACAAGGTTAAAGGGACGTATAAAACATGTAGCAAGTGTAAAGAAGTTAAGCTTTTGAATGAAAAATATTATTATAAAGAACCAAGAGGCAAGGATGGTTTTAAGAGTAAGTGTAAAATGTGTACTTAATTCGAAAAAATACAGCAAAAAAGTGACCTGTGACGGTTATATATATGAGGGGGTATACTTTTTACTCTCTCAATTAATATAAAATAATAATTTTAAAGGGAGAAAAGAATAATGAACAAAACAGAACTGATTGCAAAGGTCGCTGAAGTTACCGAAATGACCAAAAAGGATTCTACGAAAGCAGTTGATGCAGTGCTAGATACTATTGCAGATGCTCTTCAACAAGGAGAGAAAGTCCAATTGACTGGCTTTGGTAATTTTGAAGTTCGTGAACGCGCTGCTCGTAAGGGACGTAATCCACAAACTGGCGAAGAAATTGAGATTGCAGCAAGCAAAGCTCCTGCCTTCAAACCAGGTAAACAATTAAAAGAATTAGTTAAAGGTTAATTATATAGCATATCCCCTCCCCATAGACGCTATATGGTCTTTATCCCCTCTTTCATGTATAGCGTCTATTTTTAAAAACAAAATACTGAATGCGGAGGACATTATATGCCACTACCAAAAGATCATCTTTTTTTTAACTTGGGATCTAAACTGACAAATGAGCAAAAAGAATATGTTGATTCTATTTTTGATAATCAATTTACTATCGTGAATGCTAAGGCTGGAACAGGAAAAACCACTCTGGCTGTAGCAGTGGCAAAATTATTAAGTAAAGATTTGTACTATATATTTTCCCCTGTTGAAGAGAGAACAATGGGCTTCAGACCTGGTGATCAAAGAGAAAAAGAAGCATCTTATATAACCCCTTTAAAAGACGCTCTACTTGAAATCAATGAATCACCAGAACGTGTGATATATGATCCTGACAAACCTGAGCTGCTTAAACGCGGAGAAGTTTGGGTCTATCCCATGTCTCACGTTTTTGCTAGGGGTATGAACTTAAAAAATGCGACAATTATTATTGATGAAGCACAAAACTTTACTCGTGGAGAATTAAAAAAGATACTTACACGAATACATGATGATTGCACAGTCATAATGATAGGTCATGATGGTCAAAATGATTTATCAAAACCTGAAAAAAGTGGTTTTCTTCCATATATAGAGCATTTCAAGAATGAACCATATGTTAAGATTTGTAAATTAACTCATAATTTCAGAGGTAAATTAGCTACACACGCAGATGAATTATCATGGTAAAATGACATCTTAAAAAAATATAACAAGGGAGAGTTTTAATATGAGTTCTAATCAAAAAACTAAAGGGCTTAATGAAGTTCGTGATATTCTATATGATCTTTACCCCTCTGCAAAAGTGATCACTGTCGAAGTTAATGGGGATAAAATTAAAGTCAAGCCCAACGAAGAATATGAAATTCCAGTTGGAACAGAATTTGAAGAAGTTGAATAAGGAGTGATATATTGAATAAAGATCAACTCCTTGAAATAGGTATTCAAAAACGCGATGGGCAAATTAATTTAACTTGGCAGCAAATTGCTGATACATACGGAGAAGGAAAATATAAAAATGGAGAATTACTAAGAAGTTGGGTTAAAAACCAAGTTCTTAGAGGAGATAAAAAAAACCTCTCTTCCCCCTCCTCTGCTTCTAGCAATAAAGTTAAACAGGAAAATAATAAAAACACAATTGAATATAAAGAAACTATAGAGATTCATAAAGATGGGACACAATCAAGCAATAAACTTGTAAGGATGAGCTTAGAGGATACAAAAAATCCTGAGTTTTTGTTGAGGGCGCATGGTTATGATCCAGAATCATGGGTGCTTGTCAGTGCTAGAAGTAATATATGGAATGCTTTTAGTAAGGCAACTGGTGTATTACAGTTATATGCATCGAAGATTTCAGTCAAGCCAAGCGTTGAAAATGAACTTATTGAATTACAAAAGCAAAAAATTAAAGTTCAGGACCAGCGAAGAGAATTCAATGAATTAATTAAAAAACAGGCTAGATTTGAACATTTAAAAGAAGAAATTAATAAATCAATTTTAGAATTATCTAAATCAAAGCCACTTACATTTGAGAAGCAATATTTTAATAAACATAATAATGTACGTGCTAACGTGCTTTGGTCAGACTGGCATTATGGGTCTGATTTTAAAAATAGCCTTAATACATATAATTCCGATGTATTTAAAAACAGGATACAAAAATTAATGAATGAAACAATTTTATATGGAACTAAACATGATGTTGAAACATTGACTGTAGGTGCTTTGGGTGATTTTTTAAGTGGGGCAATTCACGTTTCCTCTCGTGTTCAAGCTTCAGAAAATGTAATTCAACAAATTCAAGTGGTTGCCGAAACAATGGCTGAATGTTTAGTTGAATTGTCTAAGCACTTTAGATTGATTCGATTTATTAACATTATGGGAAACCATGCTCGCTTGATTCCAGATAAAACTCAAAGTTTACTTAATGAGAATTTGGAGAAACTTATCCCTTGGTATCTTAATAGTAGACTGAAAGATTTTAAGAATATTGATATTTACGAAGACACTGACGGATATTTCGTTGACGAAACTTTTAATCCCCAACATGTATATTTGCATGGAGATTTAGATCATGTTTCAAGCACAGTTAAAAATATATCTCAAGTATTGGGTATTACTCCATCATATGTTTTTGGTGGTCACATCCATCATCAAACTCTTAAAGAATTTGGTAGAACTAAGGTCATCACCTCTTCTAGTCTGATGGGCGTTGATGATTATGCTATTTCAAAGAGATTTTATGCTGAACCTGCTCAATTAATGCATATTTTCCATGAAGATGGAAGAGTAAAATATCAAATTCCAATCTACTTAGAGTAGTATTAAAAAATCAAGACATTTATGATACCAAAAAAGTATTATTTATATTTTGGCAATGGGAGTTGATGTTGTAGTAAATGACAATTATAACATCTGAAAGAGTTGGAGAGATAGCATATAGTAGTCGTGGAACAAAAATGGAGATAATTGCATATAGAAAATTTAATGATATAGATGTTAAATTTGAAAATGGATATATTGCTAAAGGAGTAGAATATGTCCAGTTTAAGAGGAGAAACTTGACGAATCCATTTGAACCAAGCGTTTATAAATTTGGATATCACGGAGAAGGCAAGTATAGGGTCAGTGAAAATGGCAAGCACACTAAACACTATATCGCCTGGAAAAGTATGCTGAATCGTTGCTATGGAGCAAAACTTCAAGAAAGATCGCCAACATATATGGATTGTACAGTTCATAAGCACTGGCATAATTTTCAAAATTTCGGAGAATGGTATGATATAAATTACTATGAAATTGAAGATGAAATAATGGCTTTAGATAAAGATATTTTAGTGAAAAATAATAAGGCATACTCCCCTCGCACATGTGTATTTGTACCTCACTCAATAAATACTCTCATTGTCAAAAGAGATAAATTTCGAGGTAATTTACCTATTGGGGTTAACCTTTCTAAGTGTAAAAAGAAGTATGAATCTTGGTGCTCAAATGGAAATGGAAAAAGAGTGTATTTGGGCGCTTGCGCTACACCAGAAGAATCCTTTCAAACTTACAAGGAATATAAGGAAAATAAAATTAAAGAGGTAGCAGAAAAATATAAATACAATATTCCTGAAAAGCTATACTTGGCATTAATAAACTATGAAGTAGATATCAATGATTAAAAGTATTATTTAAAATAATTGGTATGAACCGCTATCTCTTTTTACATGGGTTAAGCGAGTCCTCTACCCTCTTATTATTATAACGGAGGGATTCACATGTCTGAGGAAGAGTATTGGGAATCTGACCCTGATTGGGAAGATGAGGATTTTGGCGATGTTTATCTTGCAGATGAACAGGAAGATATTGATATCATTACTATGCCGAAATTTAAAGTAGATGTTGATAATGTAATTGAACAGTATGCTAAAGCATTAAATAAGTGTAAAACTATGTCTGAAGCTAAAAATACATTATTAAATTTATATGTATATGCTCAAACTGTTGGGACAATAGAATATGAAACTAGAGAATTACAAAACCGTGCTAAAAGTTTGGAAGTGCTGGCACAAGCATTAAATTTAAGATAAGTATTAAAAGTGTTAAGACGACTAAACATGGTCGTCTTTTTTGTTTTAAAGGTGGTGATCATTATTCAACTTTCAGTAGGCAGTCGAAATCAATTGGTTTCAGAAAACAATCCATTACCTGTTTATATCGTGGGCGGTGATGTACCAACTAAATCAGTAGCATTTAGCACTTACAGAGTACATGAAGACGAAAATGGAATCTTTCAGTCAATAGAATGGAAAAGAACTGATGGAACATTGGCAAAAAAATCAACGCTTAGCGGTGGAACTTCCCCTCTATATGAGAAGAGAATTGTTACTCACTATGATACGGACGGAATAACTGTTACAGAAACAGTCGCCTATGATCAATTCTACAACGATAGAGGGAAATGGACACATGAGGTGATTGCAGATGAATGATCAGTACATGCACGGATTACTTTCTTCAGGTAGTAGTGTCCCTTGGATAGGCGACTGGTCAGCCTATGAGACAGTTCATGATTGGACAGGTACCCTTAAATCTACAAACGGTAAACGTTGGGTCACTTTTTTAGAACTGTACGGGGAGGGGTACTTAACATTTTGTAGAGGGTTTTCGGCTACCACAGCCGCATCAAATCCAGATATAAGAGTTACAATAGACGGACAAGAAGCAGTGTTTGAAGGTATCCTCGGAAACACTTATCACGGAAATATATTACTCCAACCGTTGTACTTTAAGAACAGTGTCAAGATTGAGATTTTTAATAGACACACTACATCTCTTAATTTTGGATGCGACTACACAGTTTTAAAGAGAATAGCCGAGCCTGTAGAAAGTGTGCAGACGTATCTGAACACTGGTTCAAGAAAAATGACATATGCAGCACTTAATAGCACTGTACTTACTGACGTACTGAATATTTCTGGTTCTGGCTATTTGGTAGGATTACTGGTTGAAGGACAGTACAGTGTAAGTGGCGATATTAGGGGAAAGGTGACAGTTGACGGACAGGACATCATACCAGAAAGAATATTAGAATATCCCTCTAGTACCACCTATCGACAAGGTTTCTTTAACGGACCGATAAGGTTTAACAATAGTTTACAGATACAATGTAGAACATCCAATGCTGGAACATATTATAAATGCAGGGCGTGGTATACGCTAGACTAAAAGGAGGTAAGGGTAAATGGTAGAAAACTTTAATATAATACTAGCCAGTGTGTGTAAAGTGTGTAATATAATTTTTTCTATCTCTAATCCGACCTGTGCTGATGGTGAATGGATGCATGAGGTAATTAGACGTGAATGATCAATTATTACATGGTCAAATTGGTAGTGGTAAAGGAGGGTCATCTAGTAGTAATAAAATAGCACGTTTTGTGATTGGTACATCTATCGCTGGCTGGACGAGTCAAGAGGTTGATTATCTCTGTGACGGTACAAGCGACCAAGAAGAGATCAACAATGCGATTCAGGCATTGCCTGAAAGTGGCGGGGAAATTATTATCCTCGATGGAATTTATTTTATTACGGGACATATTCTTGTCGATAAAAACAACGTAAGCCTATGGGGAAATGGGAGCGCTACTGTAATTAAGCGTATGTATGATAATACCGTCCTCGGTGGGCTTATCACTTTAACGAATGTTGAATACTGTAAAGTGTCGAATTTAATGGTTGATGGAAATGATTATAGCGCATCTTTAAATGTGGGAATTTATTTGGATTTTAGTCTCAACTGCTCTATTTCAGGAAATATCTGTAGTAAGAATGCCAGAGGTATCTATTTGGATAATGGTAACAATAATATCATCGCAACAAATACTTGTAATGGCAATAGTGGAACAGGTATTTATCTGAGCTCTAGTAGTAGCTCTACTATTACAGGAAATACCTGTAATAGTAATAGTAGTGGTACAGGACTTACTATAAACGTATTAAAAAACTCTAGTATTACAGGAAACACCTGTATAGATAACAAAGGTGCAGGTATAACTTCAATGACGTTAAAAAACTCTAGTATTACAGGAAACACCTGTATAGATAATGGGACTGATGGAATCTATTTAAGTAGTTCAAGTAACAATACTGTTGTAGGCAATACTTGCATTCGAGGCAATGGAACAGCTACTGACTATACAGTTTCGCAGAATACTATCAGATTGAATAGCACTGGAAACAATTACAACCTCATCTCTTCTAATAACTGTATGGGTAAAGACATCGTGATAGGTGGGGGGACTGCGAATACAAGTGTGAATAATAAATTTCAGTGAGGCGATGTGTTCATGTTTCGTATGCTTGGTAATAAGGTAGAGTTAATTCGTTACATCGTGACGTGGCAAGAAACAGAGGTAGAAAAGCCACAGGAAGGCTGTATCTCCGAAGAGCATAAAAATGAAGTAGAGCAAATGCTTACCCAAAAGGGCATTACCTTTACATCCGTGCCAGTAGATCAGACTGGAAATGAGTGGTTTAACGGGCTAGAGTTTGACTCCTACGATGAAGCAGCGAAGGTATTCGTTACTGGGAAAGAAGCATATCTAGCACAAATGCAAAAACAAGAGTTGGCTGAAAACCTACGTTTACGTGCAGATATTGATTATATTGCCATTATGTCAGGGGTAGAATTATGAGTTGGTTTGATAGAATTAAGCTTTATTACGAAGAAGAACTTTGGGATCTACAAAGAGTCAAGAATTCGGTGGGAAAAGCTATTACTCCAGAAGAGTTTAAGTTAATAACTGGACTTACTTACGAAGAATAGTTTTTTTGTTAAAGATACTAAATATAAAAATATCAAGTATCCCAACAATGCGTTGGAGTTTTTTCATTTTTATATTTATATGGCGTGGAGTCCATGTTTAATGGTCGGCAAAAAGAACGGCACTCCCCCGTTTTATTCTGCGCCATATTTTTTAGGGAGATAAGGATGGTGATTATATGAAAGGACACAAAAAAGAAAACAGCACAAAATCTATTAGACCAAATACTCATGGTGAATGTGTACCTTGTAAAAAAACGAAGCCCTACACTTCGGGATTCTATTTATCAAATAATGAATTACACATTTCAAATAATAACCGTTTCCCCTATTGTAAGAAATGTTTAAAAGATGTGATTGACATTAATGATATTGAAACAGTTTATGATATTTTAATGCAAATGGATAGACCATTTTTGTTTGAAGTCTGGAACTCTTCCATAAAAGAAGCTGAAAAAACTAAAAAAGATTTGTTTGGTATATATTATAAAAATCTACTTCTAAATCATAAAACATTAAAATGGAGAGACAGTGTTTTAGAGAGTAAAAAAGATAACGCTGAAGAAAGTAAAGTAAATGTTGATATTAATTCTGATTATTTAATTACTACTGAAATAATGTCTTTTTGGGGATCAGGGTATTCATCTGAGCAATATAGTAAATTAAGTATTTTTTGGGAAGATATGAAAAACAGCTATGAGATAGAAACTGCATCCCATAAAGATTATTTGAAAAAAATATGCATAGTATCATTAAAAATGGAAGAGGCATTGGCTGATAGTAAAATCGACCACTTTAAAAAGTTATCTGATGCATATGATAAATTAATGCATTCTGCTAAATTTACAGCAGTTCAAAGAAGCGCTGCCGATAGAACTGGTGGATTAAATACTTTTAGTGAATTCTTTGAGTACATAGAAAAAGAAGGTTTTATCCCAAAATTCCATACTAATGAACCTCAAGACATTGTTGATGAAACTATAAAAAATCTCATGAACTATACAAAAAATTTAATATTGGGAGATCCCAATATTGGTGGGTTGGTCGAAACAGCTTTGCAAAATATCAATGAAAAAGAAGAAGTTAGCGAGAATTGCGATCTCTTTGATGTTGAGGAAGAAGAGTATTATGGCAGTTAAGAAATTCCAAACCGATGCAGCTAAATACAAAAATGGGATAAGTGACATCTATAATCCTTTTGGAAACACATATGAGAAAAAGAATCAAGAAAAAGTAAACAGAATGGAGAGCGTCAAGGAGACTTTTAGACAATACGCTAGTTTTTGGCGAGAATACCCTGATATTTTCATTGATATGGTCACCCCAAAAGATAGTAAATTCAAGTTATTCTTTTATCAACGAATATTTTTACGCATATGTATGAGATATAGATATGTTTATGCTACATTTACACGGGCTTTTTCTAAATCATTTTTATCCATTCTTGCGCTTTATTTAAAATGCATTTTCTTTCCAGGTATTAAGTTGTTTATATGTTCTGGTGGTAAAGAACAGGCAGCAAATATTGCTAAGGAAAAGATAGAGGAATTATGGGATCTATTCCCTATTCTTCATCGTGAGATAAAATATCATCAATTCACAAAAGACTATGTCAAATTAGTTTTTCAAAATGGAAGTAAACTTGATATAGTTGCTGTTCAAAATAGCACTCGTGGTGGAAGAAGACACGCGGGGCTTATTGAAGAAACAATACTTGTAGACGGTCAAAAATTAAGTGAAGTTATCATTCCCCTTATGAACGTTGACCGTAGAGCTAAAAATGGTGAAGTTGATCCCAATGAACCACATAAATCACAAATATATGTAACCACTGCTGGCTATAAAAATACATTTGCATATCAGAAAATGGTTCAATTATTAGCATGGATGATAGTAAAGGAAAATGCATTTGTTTTTGGCGGTGATTGGAGAATTCCAGTAAAACATCAATTACTTAGTGAAAATTTTGTTGAAGAGCTAAAAGAAGATGGGACATATAATCCCCTTTCTTTTTCAAGAGAATATGAAAGTTTATGGACTGGCAGTAGCGAAGATGCATTTTTTGATGCTGAATTATTTGATAAACATAGAAAGATTTTCCAACCAGAATTTGAACCAGATAAAAATAAAGATGTGATATATATCGTTGCGGCTGACGTTGCTAGATCTATCGGAGCACAAAACGCAGATACAGTTGCTTTAATTATTAAATGCATCCCCCGAGACAATGGCTCTTATCTCAAACAAATAGTAAATCTATTTACCTTTGATGGAGAGCATTTTCTAGAACAATCAATTAAATTAAAAAAACTGGTCTTTCAATTTAACGCTTCTATGCTTGTTGTAGACGCAAATGGAGTGGGAAAAGGATTGGTTGATTTTTTAATAAAGGAAAATGTAGATGAGATAAGTGGAGATATATATGTTCCATTTTCTGTCGTTAATGATGACCGTTATGATGAATTTAAAACTAAGGACTCCCTTCCCCTACTCTATAATGTTCTATCACAAGGAATTGCAAGCGATATCCATGTTAATTGTCTTTCGCAGATAAGTTCGGGAAAAGTAAAATTTTTAATTGATGAAATGACTGCTAAATCAAAAATAATAAACACTAAAAAAGGTAAAGATATGAATTCAGAAAAAATGGCAGAGTATCTTTCCCCTTTTATTAAGACCAGTATCATGAAAGATGAAATGATGAATCTTAGGTCAGAGCATCAAGGGAATAGTGTAATACTAAAACAGATAAGTAGGCGAATCGGAAAAGATAAATTTTCTAGCTTAGAATATGGACTATGGTATATTAAAGGACTAGAAGATAAAAACATAAATAGAAGTAAAATAAATTTATATGATTACATGTTTTTTAAGTATAACTAATTAAGAAATGTTATCCACTTCATTTTGAAAGAAAGGAGGTAAATTATCATATCTAAAATTAAAACACAATCTATAACGACTCATTCTAATACAAATGAACCATCTCTAGTTGACAAATCTTTTTACGAATTTGCTTCATTCTATGCTGTCATAACAAATAAATTTCCTGGTATGAAAATATTTAATTTTAACATTAACGATCTATTCAAGTATCTCAATAATCCTATCACTTTTCGAAAAGAATTAATTAAACTAAGTAACTATTTTTATAATAAAAATGGAATCGTTACAGATTGTTATGATACGTTTAAATCATTGCCAATTCTAAACTATTCCATCATGTGGGAAAACATGCATCAGAAAACTTTTGCCTCAAAAAAGAAGTCTGTTGATAAATTTATTGAAGATATAAAAGTAAAAAAATTATCCAGAGACACAATTTTTCAAACTATGAATGAGGGCATCTGTGTTTGGTATAACCGAGATAATAAATTTATACAATTTCTAGAACCAGATCAATATATTTGCGAATTTATGGTAAACGGCAAATGGCAAGTTTTCTATGATTTAAACTATATTTATACATATAAATCTAATTGGACAACACCAGAATTGCTCGAATTTATTAGAGCAATGCCTGACGAAGTTACACTTGATAAGTATGTTAAATATAATAATGATAGAAATAATAAAAATCTGAGATATGTTCCATTGGATATAAAGAGAACTCAAGTTTTTAAATTTCGTGGGGGTAGAAATGACCCTTATGCCCCACCCTATTGCATCCCTGCTCTAGCCAGTATTATTCATAAAGATTTGCTTGAACGAACAGAAAGTGCTGTAGCAGATAGAGTACTGAATCAAATTATCACCCAAAGTGTTGGGAGTATTCCTGACGCTCAGGGAAAAGGAACAATGCCTGCACCACCTGAGCTTGTAGATCATTACCATGAAAATTTGAAAGGTTTACTACAAGGGAAAAATACTACTAATGAAAATAATGGTTCAACTGTTGCACCATTAACTATTCCTGATTTTGTTAAAATTGATGCGTTAAAAGTAAATATGACAGATAGTATATTCCCTAAAGAAACCTATGACAGAATTGATCGGGATATTTTCAATAAACTTGGATACTCTCAAAGTCTTAGTGCTGGTGGTGGTGTTCACCAAACATATGGTTCAGCTACAATAAATGCTGAAAAAGTAAGTGCCTTTATTTTTAATATTGTGGAACAAATTGAAGATGCTCTAAATGAGTATATTGGATATATTGTCTCCAATAGCCAATTTAATCCTAAGATTAGATTTGGTAGAGTAACTTATTTAAATCAGGACAAAGAATTTGAACGTGCCGAGGCACTGTATCTCAAGGGAAGAGGTTCACTTAAAGATTATGTTGAAGCAAGTGGCAGAGACTTTGATCACTGGTATTCACAAGTACGTTACGAGAATGAAGTTTTGAAATTAGATGAAATATTGCCTGTACATAATACATCTTTTACTAGCTCTGGAGATAGCAGTGGCGGTCGTCCTCAGAGTGATGGAAAGAATGATAACACAGACAAATCAAATACCAGCGGTGGGAACAATAATCCTAGTCCAAGTGACTAGTTTTCTTATTTTGGAGGTGATTTTTATGAAAGGATATAAACCCCAACAGTTCCCCTCTTGCTTCAATTCAAAATTTCAAACTGCTTCCAAAAAGGCATCGCTATTCTTGGAGTTAGGTGAACTTGAGGAAGGAGGTGAAGATGAAATTGAAAAAGGAAAGTATAAAATTAAATCCAGTAATATTGGAGTTAAACGAGGAAACAAATGATATTTACATGGAATTAACCATGTGCATATTAACTAATAAAGCTAACTTAAATAAGGCAAGATTTACTGATGATTTTATTGATGGTGTAGTTGAAAATCAAGAAAAATACATTGGCATACCTCTGGTCGCTTCTCGTTACAAATTGGAAAACGGTAGCTATTCAAATCTAAGCCATGAATTTAATAAAAGAACTGGAGAATTAAATACTGACATTATTGGCTCCTTCACCTCTTTTTGGAAAGATGAAGATGACGATGGGACAGTAAAATTAATGGGTTCCGCGAAGATATTCAAGCGTTTTCCTAATGTCTGTGAAGCTGTTAAAGAATTGTATGAAGATGACTCCTTGAGATTTAGCTGCGAAGTTTTAGTCGCTTTTTATGGCGAGAATGAAAAAGATATTCGCACCATCCCCTACTCCGATGGCACAGATGTTAATGAGTTGTTTGGATCATGCGTTGTAACTTCCCCAGCAGAAGTAATGAGTAAAGCAGATTTATTGATAGCTGAAGCCCTTGAAAAAGACATTGTTGAAGGAGGTGATGAATTGGGAGAACAGACAACTGTTGAAGTTTTTAACAAAGGTTTTGAGATTAAGTATCATGGGGAATTGGAAATATCTGCCCTCAAACTAGAGGAAGTTAGCAGTCAAATTTATAATCTTCTTAATCCAATCAACCCCAAAGATAATTATCGTAAATATAATTATTATATTTTAGATGTTTATACAGAGTATGTAATTGTTGAAGACTGGAATAGCTATAGTCAATTGTATAAAATTTCATACAAAATTGAGAATGATACTGTAATTCTAGATACTCAAGAAAATTGGGTGTCTGGGTATAGAGGTTTTATTCCTGATGGAGTTTCTATTGATGATTTATTGGCAGAAAAAGAAAGACTTTCTGCTGAGTTAGCATCAAAAATTCATGAGTTAAATGAAAAAAATAAGGAGGATCTAAGGCAAATGGATGAACAAATGCAAGCACAACTAAAAGAACTTCAAGAAAAGGTAGTAAAACTTGAAGGTGAAAATGAGACACTGAATGGCAAAGTTGATGAACTAAATGGTGTAATTGTTTCTCAAAAAGAGCAACTAGACCAAAAAGAGCAACAAGAAATTAAACTCAATTCTCAAATCGAGGATCTTACTAAGTTTAAGGAAGAAGTTGAATTGGCTCAGAAAGAAGTTCAAAAGCAAGAACTTAGTAAGAAATACTCTAAGCTTCTTTCCAAGGAGGTTTTTGAGTCTGAGGAGGCTAAAAAGGCAATTGAGGCATGTGATGTCAACAAGTTGAATGATCTTGCGGTTGCTGAAATTGCTAAAAAGTTTGATGACAAAAAAGGTAGCACTGAAATTGTCACTTTTGCTTCTAAACAAGAAGATTTGGCTCCAGTGTCTACTAGGGATTATCTCTTGTCTGAAGTAGATGGCGAGTAATAAATATAAAATATATTCAAGGAGGATTACATAAATGGCAGTTTTAGTAAATAAACAATCTGATTTTGTTGTAGAAGGTGGGTATCGTGCATCTGCTGATACTGTTCCTGGCACTTTTGTTACTGTTAACTATGCAGATAAAACAGCATCTGGTGCTTCCAGTGGAGAAGGTGCAAAATTGGTATTGCAGCGCAATAATACCATTGATCAGCAAGCAGTCGCAGATAGTGATGTAGTGTATAAAAAGAATGAATTTTTACCACTTCGCACCCTTCAATTGGGCGATGTTATTACTACTGATCAATTTGTTGGTACATATGCTTCTATTAATGAAGGTGACAAATTTGTGGTTGGTGCAGATGGAAAGGCTGAAGCTGGCACTCCAGAAGTTGGCTCAGTTGGTCTTGCTGTAAAAGATAAAACTACTCTTTTTGGAAAAGAAGCAATTAAATTTGAAGTTGTTACAGTTTAATTAAACGTAAAATATAAGGAGGATATTACATAATGGCAGTAACTAAAAAATCTAGAATTGTACAAGTTTTTTCTCAGGCTTATTTAAATCCTAAACAAGATATGAATGAGACTTTTAAGGCTGATTTTAAAGCTTCATTGGCACATATCAAAGAATTGGCTCAGGATATTAAGAATCCTCAAAGTCGTTATGAATTAAGCGAAATTATGACTTATATTATTGATAGTATGATTTGGTTCCGTACCAATTACCTTGATATCATTGGCGATGTTCAACGTACTGGACTTACTGAGCGTCCACAATTCAAATACCGTACACAGCAAGTAGAAGCTTATTGGCAAGCAGTTACTGCTACTGCTGATGCATCACGTATTGGCTTTGCTTACGAGCCACTCAAGTATGAAGCATTGTCGGCAATTCCAGTAGCAGAATGGATTGAGCTTGCTGATGGTCGTTATGACTTTGGCATGTTGATTGATGATGTTCTCAACCAATTTGATATTAAAATTGCTCAGAAAGTGCAGGATACTCTATATGCAACTATGCAAGGTCTACCTACCCCCAATTATGCAAGTGGTAATGGTCTTGTAGCTGCAAGCTTTGACAAGCTACTTAATGCTATGCAGCGTTTTAATGGCAACTGCGCTATTGTTGGTGATTATGAAGCACTTCAAAAGTTGCCTAATTTAACTGAGGTCAATGGTAAAACAAGTGATACTATTGTTGATGAAGTGAACCGTAGTGGAGTTATTGGAATTTATAAAGGTGCCCGAGTTGTCAAGCTGGTAAACCCATATGTTGGATTGACTGGTTTTGATACTGCGCTTAACAAGGGCTATATTTATATTATTCCAAATGTGCGCCCAGATATGAAGACACTGAAGATTTGGTTCCCTGGTGGAATTGATTCAATGTCTGAACAACAATTTGAAGATAAGTCTTACAGAATGCGTTTCGATCAGTTTATGGGATCTGGTGTTGTTGGTGCAGATAAAGTTCGTCAACCAATGGCTGTTTATGAGGATACCACTTTAAGCTAAAAAATACAAAAAATAAAAATGGAGAGGTCTATCCTCTCCTCTACTAATATTAAAAGGGAGAAATTATAATGTCAAAAAAAATAAAAGTTATTAACCCAAATGTTTTTGATATTGGGATCAACTTCATGGATGGAATCAAAAGTACCGTTATTCCTCCCAAAGGATATCGCTCAATTCCAGAAGAAGAAATAGATTTTATTAACAGCACCAGCAATATGTTTCGGAGGAAAATGCTGATTATTGATGATGTAGAAAAAAACAAAGAGTTTGGGTTTGAGGTTCGCACTGTTGCTAATTACTCTGATGATGAAATTAGAGACTTAATTAAAGGTCATTTAAACAAGATCAAATCTACTCTCGTAGACGAGAAAGAAAAACATGTAGTTGATCGTGTAATTGGTCTTGCAAGAGAGTTTGAGGATTTAAACTTGAACAAAGTTAAATATCTTGAAGAGTGGTCAGGCTATCAATTTAGGTTACTCGAAGATAAATAAAGTAGGTGGGGTGTTTGGCAACATCTTTCGATGAAATAAAAAATAGATTTCTATCTAAAATTATTGATTATGATTATTTAGGATTAGATGTACATGATCAAGATCAAATGTTTGATACTTATCTTATTAATGCAATTCCAAAGTTTCGATATTGTAGGAAAAATCTTAGGGATAGAGACATGGAAACAAGAACGTTTAATGAGGCTCTAAGTGATGCAGAACAGGATATCTTATCTTCTCTTTGTGTTGCAGAATGGATGGGTATGCAAACTGAAAGCAAAGAAAACTTTGAGAAGTATTTGACTACTAAAGACTTCCAAATACATAGTCCAGCAAATCAACTTAAAGAGATTAGGGCAACGAGAGATAGTATATGGTACAGGGTGAATACGCAAATCAACTTCTACAGGTTTGATATTAAGAGTTCGGAGGTGTAATTATGTCATTTCAGGACTCTTACAAAAAATATCTGACCAAGCGTGGTGGGAGTGTCAAAGGATCTATGACAAAGACTTTCATTAGAGAAGCAAGTAGATTAATGAAAACAAATCCGTCATATGATGAAGTCATAATAAACAACTCCCCCTCCCCTACTCCTTCACTAGTTGTTGATGATTCAAAAAGTGAAGATTTAAAACATATATCTCTTGCGCCAAGTTATGTTTTACAACGTGGGGATTATATTCAGTGGGATGATAAAACTTGGTTAACTCTGATTGTAGATCATCAAGGAAATATATACTACAGAGGAAGAATTGCTCAATGTAGTTCTGAAAATCTTAAATGGGTTGATGATAATGATCAAGTGCAGTTTTTTCCATGTGTATTTCATTATGGCGCTAAAGCAAACTTTGGTGTATTTTCTGATAAAGTTATGACAATGCCTGATGGTCGCAGACAAGTAATTGTTCAAAAAAATGAACATACAACTAAAATAGTTAGAGATATGCGATTTATGTTTGGTGGTAATGTCTTTACAGTAATTGACCATGACTGTGTAAGTGAAAATGGTTTAGTTCATCTTAATCTTAAAGATGATTTATTTAATCCTGCAAGAGACAATAAAGAGCTAGGAATCGCTGATTACTATAAATCACTTGTTAGCTATGAAGTTGAAATTTTAAATGGAAACTTTGATATGCAAATTGGTCAATCTTTGAAGCTAAATATCATTGCAAAAAGAGATGGCGAAGTTGTTTCTAATCCCCCATTGACTTTTACTTCAACTGACACATCAATTTTAACTGTTGATGACACTGGAGAAATTGAAGCAATTTCCGAAGGAAGCGCTGAGGTTTATGTTCAATATCAAAGTGGTCAAAGCAGCATAGTTGTGAATGTTGTTAGTATTCCTGTTGAAGATGACTACTCTATTGTAATTGTGTCTACTTCTGATAAACCAAATGAAATTAAGAAGAACCAACAAAAACAGTATGTAGCTGAAGTTTATAAAAATGGCGTACTAGCTACAAATGAGCCTGTTTCATGGAAGTTATATGCTGATGACCAAATATCAAACACAAGTCTAGCTAAAATCATAAATGAAACAGATACTGTCTGTACTATAAAGAACAATGATTCAGTGAGTGGATATATTCAGTTAAAAGCGGTATTGCAAAGAGATAATTCAATTGAAAAATGGACTCGAATACAAATGAGAAATTTATTCTAAAAGGAGGGAAATATTATTAGTGCTAAGATTGCAAGATTTGAGTAAAGATAAAATTACAATAATTGAAAGAATATTATCGTCACAAGGAATATGCAAGGCTTTAAAGTACGATAAGCCTAATTTTTTAGATCAGCCAGATATTATTGACCCCTCCGATTTAATTATGAATAAAATATTCCCCTTCTATCGAGTACCAGATAGCGAGAAAGATGTTTCAACATATATTTTATTGTCGTTTAGGAATTATCAATTGGTAAAAAGTGCTTATAAGTCTGGAATAATTAGTATCTCTGCAATTACCCATAAAGATTTAGCAATTACTGACTATGGTTTTCTTAGATACGACTATATAATTTCAGAAATAGACAAATTGGTTAATGGAAAATTGGGATTGGGCATAGGCAGATTAAAATTTGAAAAGATGGATGAAGTATTATTCGTTAACACAGATTATATAGGCAGTTATATTGCCTATAAGCTGTGGGAATTTAATTGAGGATATATCTCATGAATAACAGTGATATTGAATTAAAAATGCTTGCCAATATTCCTATACCAATAGGCAATAGTGGGATAGAATTCCACATCCCTACTCTAAAAGAAATTATTAAAATCGGAGAAAATAGATATAATAGTTTAATCTCTCTTTTGCTTATTAATAAAGATACTATTAAAGGATTAAAAAATCCTGATGAGCTAACAAATTTTGATATTACATACGTAAATTGCTACTACAGTGAAACTTTTTGGAATGACTTCAAACAAGCTATGTACATATTCTTTAAAGACGAAGTTTTTATGAGTCCAGAAGATTTGGGACTCTTTTTTTATTTTGGAGATATTACAGAAAATAAGAGACTCGATAATAATAATTTTGATTTGATTCAAGAGTTAGTGAAGGTAGCTAACAATGTGAAGTTTGAAGAAGAAGAATATAATCCTGCTGGGGAAAAAACTAAAAGTTTTATTAACGAAATAAAAAAAATAAAATCTGAAATATTGAAAATAAAAGAGCCTATGTTCAGCTTGGCAAGTAAAATATCAGGGATTGCTTGGAAGTCAAATAATATAAACATCTTCAATGTATTTGAAATGAATATTTTTCAATTTTATGATGCTTTACTTCGACTGGATCAAGTTGATAATTACCAATTCACTTTATCAGGAATGTACGCTGGTACAGTGGATGGTAATCAAATAAATATGTCTAATTTACATTGGACAAAAAAAGTAAAATATTAAGGAGGAATTTTATCAATGGCAACACCTAACAGATGGGCAATTCGAGATGCTGGTATCGCAACATTTTATAGTTTAAAGACCAAAAAACCTGTGGTTACTCTGAAAACATTAAAGACTAGTGGTTTGGAAAATACTGGTGAAACAGTTTATGCTCGTGGAGGTTTTGGTAATCCTAAACTTGTCGGATTTTCTGGTAACCGAGAAGCAAAATTAACATTATCTGACGCAATATTTGATAATAAAGCGCTAGCAATGTTGACAGGGAATGATCTTATTGAGGGTGCGAGAAATATTTCCCGTTACGAAGAGCTTGATGTCGTAAGTGGCAAGGTGACATTAAGTAGTACACCAGTTGGGGATTTGGTTGGAGTCTTTGTAATTAATGAGGACGGTACATTAGGACAGGAAATTGATTCAACAGAGTATGATGTTACTGGTAAAGAAGTGGAATTTACCTCTGGAGTTATAGACGGAGAAAAAGTTTCCATCTACTACTCTACTTCTACAGATTCAACAGCAAAAACCTTGAGAGTTACATCTGATAAGTTTGGACAAACATTTAGAGTTGTTTTACAATGTTTGGTTCGAGATGAATATACACAACAAGATTTTGCTGCTCAAATCGAAATCCCAGTCGCCAAATTCGAAGATAATTTCAGCGTGGCGCTTGCTGTAGATGGGGACCCTGCGGTACTCGACTTAAACCTGGAGATTCTTAAATCGCCTACTTCCACTGACATGTGGCTGATGACAATTTATGATGAAGACGAACTCGTTTAAAAATAAAATATAATATACTTATTAGGCGTATCCAAAATGGATGCGCCTTTTATTTATATTCTTCAATCGCTTTAGGGGTGTAGTTTAAGGAAGAACACATTCTGTGGTGTAAGGTCATATCTTACCTCCCCTGCCCTACTTTTCTATTTAAATTAAAAAAAATTATTGGGAGATGATCATTTTGAGTAAAAATATGAAAAATTTATCCTTGAATCAAATTAAAAAACAAAACACACAAAAGTTTAAAGATAAAAAAAGAGTACAATTTGACAATGCAAAATTAGATATAGATCTTGTGTTTCGCCCTTCGAAGAAGAATCAACTATTCACAGAATTTATGGAAGTAGTAGTTGAAGGATTGCAAAACAAGAAAGTTTTTGATACTGAAGTAATTTTAGCATTGAGTGTCATGTTAGCTATTAAGCATTTTACATCCATTGAGACAAACGCAGAAGGCTATGATGGGTTACTTGAAATGATGAGTATACTAGACGATGGTGAATACACAAAGAAAATACTTGAGGAATTTAATAAGACAGAATTAGAAAACTTACTACTAGAATTGAGACAAATTGTTTCAAAAGTTGCTATTGAAGCGAAAAAACTTGCAGAAGAAGAAAATTTAGATAAATTATCGATTAATAGTGAAACTGAGGTAATACATTAGATGGCAACATTCAAGAATCTAAATGATTTAGCTAAGTACCTTTCCAGTCAAAAAGGCACACAAGCAATTACTGGATCGAATAATATGATGATCGCCTTAAAAGAGGCGGCAGATTTACTATATAAACTTTTACATAAACAACTACAAGCTTATTATGACTCTTACACTCCAGTAGATCCAGGTGGTTATACAAGAACTTTTGGACTCCTCAATTCATTAAGAATCTCTCCTATCACTCAAAATGGCAACGAATTATCTATTTCAGTGTATTTTGATCAAGACTCTGCTACGCACCCCTCTCTTTTTGGAGGCGATGCAGGTTTTACACCAATACTAATTAATGAGGGATGGGAATGGAATAATAATATTGGCATTCATCATCTAAGTTATTATGAAGGGTTCCACTTTGTAGAGAAAGCAATAAATGAATTCAATGCAAAAAATAAGTGGGGTTTTAAAATTACCAAGGAAGGTCATTACAAAGGTAAGAAAATTTAAGTAGGTGATTTAGTGAGTAAGATTAAAAAAATACCAGAAGTGACCATTGAAGAATGGAATAAAGTTAATGAATTTAATCGTGAAAAAACAGAAGAATTCTTACAGCAACAGCATTTAAGTCCACATACAAGAATTCAATATGAATCAGCATTAAGAATCTTTTTTCGTTTCATTCATGATAAATTTAATAACTTGCCTTTATATGAATTAAAGCCAAGACATGCTCTACAGTATCAGAATTTTCTTATGAGTAGAGAATTATCTTCAAGTGCAGTAAAATTCAAAAGATCGGCAGTGTCATCTTTATGTGGGTATTTGGAATTGTACTACTCGGACGAGTATCCATTGTTTAGAAATATTTATAGTAAGCAAATACCCAATCCCCCAAAATCTTTTAAACATGAAAAAAAGCCACTTACTGTGGAAGAACTTGAAAATTTAATTTCTGAGTTAGAGAAACGTCAAGAATGGCAAATGGTTGCATATATACAGTTTTCATATGATTCTGGCTGTCGGCGCTCTGAAACAGTACAACTTTTAAAAGAAGTTGTTAATTATGATTATGTCAAAGATCCACGCACAGGAGAGAATTTACCATACTATAGAACACATGATATTAGAACTAAGGGGAAAGGGTCGGTTGGTAAAATCAGAAAATTAATTTACAGTGACGTTTCTAAAGGCGCTATCAATAAATGGCTTGAAGTCCGTGGTGAGGATGATTGTCCATATGTATTTGTGAAAAAAACAAAAGAAGGTAAAGTGAGACAATTATCAGCTTCAACATTCAATGATTGGTGCACAAATGTATTTAGCGAAATTGTTGGGAGGCGTGTTCATCCACACCAACTTAGAGCCTCAAGAGCTACTAATCTGGTTGCAGTAGAAGGCAAAAATATTGAGAAAGTAAAATCATTATTAGGGCACGAGTCTAGTGAAACAACTAAGATATATGTTGTTCGAGAAGATGAAGATGATGTTACAGACTTGTTTTAAAAGCAAAATATTCAGTTAAAACCATTATTTTATTTGGAATTTTTATCACTCTCTTTCAAATAAATTATAGGTGATTAAAATGAACGGTAAATTATCCTATATCGATACCCGTAAAATGACTTTTGAAGAACGACAAAATTATGTTATTAAATGTCTAAAAGAAATGGGGATTCGCTTAGAACCAGGAGAACGTCAACCTGGAGATGGTGACTACTCTACAATCATACCATCTACACAAACTCTTATTTTTAAATAATCACTCTTCCCTCCCCTCCTCTCACCTCAAAGAAAAGGACAATTTTACTATTAATTTGGAAATTATGATTAAAATTATTATTTTTTGGTGTATAATAATGGTAAAAACAAACTAGGAGGGGGATTATAGTGTGGAAATGGGCTATGCTTTTAGTAGTGTCTTCTTTCATGATATTAAGTGGATGCTCAGATAATTCTGATGCCAGCACGTCTAACATTCAACCTATTGAAGAAAATCAGAACTTCACGTTTAGAAAGACAACATGGGGAATGTCACAAGAAGAAGTTAAGAAATCAGAGAGTTTAGTACCATCTGAAAAGGACTCTTTTCTTTCGTATAAAGATTCGATTAATGGATTAGATGCTACATTATCTTATGCTTTTGTAGATGATAAATTAGCAAAAGCAATGTATAGTATAAAAGAAACTCATACAAATAAAAATGACTATATATCAGATTATAAAGATTTAAAAAAATTATTAACAGAAAAATATGGAGAGCCATTTGAAGACAATGAAATCTGGTCTAAAAGTTTATATAAGAATGATCCTGAAGAATATGGCCTTGCTGTTTCATTAGGGCATTTAAACTATTTAACACAATGGGAGACTGAAGATACCGTTGTAAACTTGGTATTATTTGGAGAAAATTATAAAATTACTCATACGATTATGTATGAGAGTAAAAATTACAGTGGGGAGTATGATGAGAAACGTAAAAACACCCATAAAGACAAACTTTAATAACTTACGCTTCTCCCCTTCTCTAATCCATCATTTTTAAATGATGGATTTTTTACTTGTATATAAGTTTTGTGTAGTTAGAATAATATCAGTTTAATTTTCATCACTACTCCTCTTCTATTTCAAATAAGTCTTCAATGTTAACATTTAGTGCTCTTGCTATAATGAAAAGATTCAAATCATCATGTCTATTTGTCCTATCAAATCGAGAAATTGTTCCCTGTGGAAGTCCAGTGAGAATAGACAATTCTATTTGTTTCATGTTTCTTTCCTTAAGTAATTTACTTAACTTTGGAGTTACTTTAATTTTCATTTAGTTATTCTCCATAAATTTAAATCTTAATTGTCGGGAATATATTCAAGTAGCTCAGATAATCTCACGTTGAAGGTATCACAGATTTTCATCAATGTTTCAAGTTTTATCGTTTCAATGTCTTGTTCTCTGTATAGTTTATTTATTGAATTACGACTTACACCTGACATTCTAATTAACTCTGAAATGTCATCTATTCTTTGATCTGCCATCAGTCTTCTTATATTGCATTTAATCATATCCATTAGTCCCTTCTAAGTGCTGCTGCATAAATGAGCACTTATGTAAAACCTCTGATATCATTCAGAGATTTTTTCTTGTTTGCTTAAAAATTGTTCTACAGCCCGATCAAGTAATTTTGTGATTGGAACATCAGTTTTTTCAGAGTGTTTTTGAAGTGCTTCATATAGTTCTTTTTTTATGGTGCTAGAAAATCTAATTCTATCATTAGACAATTAAAGCCCTCCTTATAAATTTTCAAATTCATAATAGATTAAATCTTCAACTCGATAGGTTTTCCCTATGTTTTTAATTATGGCGATAGAATTAATTGTATCTAATATTTTAATAAGTGTTTCAAACTTAATGGCTTTGGATTTTCCTTCAGTTAATTCAGTTATTAAATTTGGTCGTAACTTAGCTTCAACTGCTAATTTGTTTTTAGTTATATTAAGTTCATCTAATATTTTGTCCAGAGTAATAATTATTTTAGACAAAGAACTACACCTCCATTTAATCAAAAATATATCATAAATTGTGTGTTGTTTAAAGGGGTTCTTTATTAGTTAAACTAATTTAGATTCTCTATTTACATTTATCATTTTTTGATATATCATGTGAATCAAGTAATATAAATTCACGAATACAGGAGGTTAAAAAGTATGCCTTTGTTGATTAAAGATTTGCCCGTTCGCAAAGTCTACATTTGTCTTTTCCCCGACCCCAAGAATGGACAAGGATCATCTTCTCTCACAGAAGTAATCACCGATGATGAGGACTGGGTCAAAAATGAAGCTACATATTCTCGACTTTGTACAGCAGACGAATTGATTGAGTATGGTGAGTGTGGATTACCTTTCGAAGACATGATAGTGGAAACTGAAGACGGTTTTCTAAAATGGTTTGAGTATGAAAATTGCGATGAGTCTGATTTCGAGTATTTGCAAGTTGAACCTATCATCGAAAATGGGGAGGTTTTAGCATGGAAGCCAGTGTATTAAACCAAGAAGCATTTGTAGATGATAAGGCGCTCAGAGAAAAACATATTGAACGAACTGATGTATTAAACAAAGTCAAAGTGCTGTCTATACTTCCAGATGATAAGCATATGACAACTGATATGGTCGCTGAGTATTATCAAGTTGATATTGAGGTAATACGAAAGATAATTCAAAGACATAGAGATGAACTAGATTCGGATGGCTTAAATATTTTAAGAGGTGAAAAGCTTAAAGAGTACAAGAAAAGAATAGCTGGACACAATGTCCATCTATCTGCTAAGTCAAATTTAACTATTATAAATCGCCGTTGTTGCTTGCGCATCGGTATGCTCCTCCGTGACAGTCCAGTTGCTAAACAGGTCAGAACCTATCTTCTTAATATTGAAGAATCTGCAACACAACAACAGCGGTCACAAGCAACAAGAGGAAGCAGTTGGGATGGGATAGATTTAAAATTATATGACATTATTATCTCGACAATTAATGATGGTGGAACAATAACTGATGGTTGTAAAATAGCGGCAAAAAAACTAAACAAATCAGTAGCAGCGTGTCAAAGTAGATTTCATAATTATATAAAGAAACAAGTGAACACACATGACTTGCAGAACAGAAGTAAGAAGAACAGGAAAAATGGACATTTAAAGCTTGTCGTAAATAATGAAGCGCTACCCGAAACAGATGATATCACAATACCTACTTGGCAAGAGCTAGTGTTAAATGAAGTAATTCAAAAAATAATTAACATCCAGGAACGTGTAGACAATTCTAACTCAGAAATATTTACACTCTTACGAGAGAAAGCCACCTCTTTACAAACGGAGAATGAAAGGCTAAGAAAACAAGTCAAGCGCCTTAGTAACGAGAAGAAAGTTCTCCTTGATGAGCTAAAGTCTACACAAGCAACGATTAGTGCAGCAATAAAAATTAAGGTAAACGAAGAACTTGGGAAGACTTTTAGGATGGATCGAAATGGTAATTTAGAAAGAGTGTGAGTTTTATACATTGAGCCACCGGGATGGTGGCTTTTGTTTATGTTCTCCCCTCCCCTATTCTATCAACAATTTTTAATATTTTAGTAGATTTTCCTAGAAAATTGTATGGACGAATGGCAATACGTTCCTATTAAATAAATGATATGTTTTTTTGGCGTAATTTCGTCTATTACTCAAGTCCTACTTATTGTAAGATTTATACATAAGTTGTAGAATAACAGAAGTATATGCATTTCTAATATGCCAAAAATTTCATGTATATGTAACAATGGGACAAAGGAGTTATTGATATGGAAACAACCAAATCAATTTACCAAAGTGACGGAGAATATTACGCTGAGAGACAACTTCTTCATGAGGATATCATTAATGAATTTCTTCATGGAGATCAAATTGATATAGAAAGCCCAGACTCATTTTTATTGGGTGGTGGCTCAGCCGCTGGAAAAAGTACCATTGGAAGTTATTTTTTAGCCCAGTACAGAGAAGAAACAGGACATATGACTTTAATTGATGCTGATGTTATCAAGGAACACTTGCCAGAATTTAGGCAGATGGCAAATGAAAATCCGCTTGAGGCTGCTGATTATGTTCATGAAGAGAGTTCTGATATCGCTAGTAAATTACTAATGCGTTGCATAGCTGAGAAAAGAAGTTTCATGTATGATGGTACAATGAAAAACCTTGACAAATATAAGGAAATTATTGAGGCATTAAAACAGAGAGGCTATAAAGTAAGTGCTATCGTTGTTGATGTTCCCTTAGATGTTGCTAAAGAAAGAGCCAAAATCCGACTAGAAGCTGATGGACGATTCGTCCCAGAAAGTGTAATTGTCGAAAGCCACTCCAAAGTTGCTTCAACTTTTCGTGAAATTAAGGACTTGCTAGATGAATATATGGTATATGACAATTCCATACAACCATTCGAATTAATAGCAAGTAAAGATATGAATATTGGTGAAACAATTGCCAATACTGAAAAGTTGAGACGTTTTTTTCAAAAAGCAGGGATAGAGATTTAAAATACTCCATATTTTAAAGTATGAATGAGATCCTGCTTTTTGAAGGAGGTTGTTTCAGTGGAATTAAAACCGAATAAGAAAGAAAGTTCTTTCTCAAAAATTGCTAAAAAGTTTGAGCTAGACAAAAGCGAATTCGTTAAAAAGATTATTGAAGAAAATCAGCGAAAAATACAGGAGCGAAAAAAGTAATAACTAATTGCAAGCCTTTCTGTTATAATGGAAATAGGAGGAGATGCGATATGACGTTTATGAAAATTGCGAAGAAGTTTGAAGAGGAAAAAGCTTCATATATTAGTGCTGTTATAAAAGAAAACATGCGAAAAATTGAAGAGCGCAAAGAAATCAATACTCTCCTCGCTACTAAAAGAGATTCTTTAAAACACGCTTAAAAGTATCTACATATATGCAAGGAGAAAATATTTATATTATTTTAAACCACCCCTACTCTAATGTGGGTGGTTTTTTCTATATACTTAGAAGTGTGTCGTTTAAATGACCACTTCTTTTTTTTATTTTTCTGGAAAGGAGTGTGAGCTTTGAACGATTTTAAAATACTTATAACTGGAATGCTAAATTTCTCAACAACTGAAAAGTCGATTAACGAGCAACTTAGTAAATTGTCTAATCAACTCAATTCTTTAAAGTTAAATATTGAATTTGATGAAAAAACCCTTTCCATTTTTAATAAAATAAGCAATAACGTTGAGAAAATAACACAGTCCTTAACTAACCAAAAGACTGCAATACAAAATGTTACGAAGGAAACAAATAAAGAAACAGAGTCAATTAATAAGCAAATAAGTGCAGCAGAAAAGTTGAATTTGCTTAAACAAAAACTTGTAAAGACTGGTAGCGGTGATATTAAGCAAGAAATTGTCACCACTGGAGATAAGTTTAGTCAGAATACTGAATATAGAAACTTTTTAAAAGATGGCTCAGTTCAAGTTGATAAAATTGAACAAGTTTTCAATAAACAAAAACTAGATGAAGCCAATAAAAACCTTGAGCAGTTTGTCAACAATGCAGTTTCTAGAATTACAAAAGTAGCAGACGCATTTGGTGGAAGTAGTAAAGAAATCCAGAAAGTTATTAATGATTTAGATAAATTAAGCGTTCAATCTTCAAAAAATGATTTTTCTCAAATTAATAATCAACTTAAATCATTAGAAACACAAGCAAATATACAAAAAGGCTATATTCAAGATGTTGATCGTGCTCATGCTTTAGCTTTTAAAGAAAAAATGAGTCGTGAAGAGCATCTTGGAGAAGTATCTAAACGAATTCAGGATAAAGTTGTTGCTCAATACTTAGCAGAAAGAGAAAATAGAGCGATTAATGCAAAGTTAGCCAGAGAAGCTGAAGCTTTGGATCGTGCTCATTTCCAAGCATTGAAAACTGAGCAAGACAGGAAAATAGCACAAGAGAAGTTGCACTACCTAGCTCTACAACAAAATCAAAAGCGTGAAGAAGATTTTTTACATAAAAAAATAGCTTTAGAAACTAAAATAGCTGATATCAGAAGAAGATTTGGTAGTGATAAGAATGTTAGTCTAGCATTGGATGGACTAAATAAACAACTTGGTGATGTCACTAGCGTTGGTAATTATTCAAAGGCACTAAAGAATGTTGATTTGGAACTAAAAAAGGTTGCTGCCTCCGCTAATACAGCTAGAAGCAATAATCTCTCATTTGCTGAATCTTTTAAAACAGCTATGGTAAAATTTCCCATTTGGATGGCAGCATCCACTGCGTTCTTCGGATCGATTAGAGGATTACGCTCCGCTATAGATACAATTGTTGAAGTCGATACGCAAATGACAGTTCTGAAACGTGTCATGGATAAAGAAACTAACTTTGACAAAATGCTTAAAGGTTCTATAGAAATTGCTAATGAGCTAGGTCGAAGTATCACACAAGTTAATGAAGCTATGACTGGATTTGCACGACAAGGTTACAGTGAAGATCAAGTTTTATCATTGACTAAAGTAGCAACTTTGATGACTAATATCTCAGAGCTGTCAGGTGAAGAAGCAATGTCATCGTTAACAGCAGCGATGACTATTTTTAATATTGAAGCTAGTGAAAGTATCAGGATAATTGATGCTTTAAATGAGGTAGACGATATCAGCCTCCCTACACAGCAATGTGTGGCGTAAAACTTGGCCATATCAGGGGAAGCCTAGAGGTAGGTAATCCTGAGGAAAGACTTGTTTATTAATTATCACAACTCCCCAAAAAATATATTAGGTTGTGGTAATGTGATTATCGAAGATAAACTAATTGAAGTTATTATTAATTCAAGAACTATAAAATATTATGAAGAACTTTTAAAGCAAGAACTGAAGAATAAGCAAATAATAACAATAATGCAAAAAGACGTTTATAAAAAATCTAGGGTTGTTGTTGAGTGTATTTGTGATATTTGTCAAAAACCCTTTAGAAGACCTATTTGCAATATAAGAAGCACTTCAACATTATGTAGTAATATATGCAGAAATAAATTCTTAATTCTAAACAATCCTAACCCCACCAAAGATAAAATAAAAGTATGTTGCAACATCTGTAATAAAGAAATAGAAATTAATGAGTCCAAATTTAAAAAACAAAAGTATTTTTTATGCTCAAGAGATTGTTATAAAAAGCATAGAAGCGAAATATATAGAGGAGAGAATTTGTATAATTACCAAAACATCATGGTTCCTTGTTCATATTGCAACAATGAAGTCAAAACTATTGAATGGGAAATTGCAAATAGAAAACATATCTTTTGCTCACAGGAATGCTATTTTATTTTTAGAAAAGAAAATTATAAGGAAGTATATTTTGCAACATATTTAAATGACTTCAGAAAAGA